CCGTGTTCGGAGCTACACCAACTGGAATGTTAGGCGTTACTATCTGTTTCAGTCCATACAACTGAGGCGCAGAAACAACAGTTCCTGAACCCTGTGCGTAGACTGGCTGTCCGTAGAACAGCAACGCGGCAAACTGAGGCAGACTTGCCAAATCCTGATGCGCCATCGGATTCATGGCGATAGTATCAGGCTCTAGCATGTAGTTCTGTATCACTTGCTTGGCGTTAGTAATGTCGTTAACTCCTATGGTGTTAGGAATCGAAGCGGATGTGCCGTCCATGAATATTGAAGTTCCAGTTACAGGAGTCGTAGTCAACGCTCCTGCGTTCAGAGCTGCTTCAACGTCTTGGTCAATCGTCATGACCACACGTCTTGCGGCTCGTTTCAACTGGTCTTCAATGATATTCACTATCTGGTCTTCAATCAGCTCTCTAGTAACTCTGACACGCATACCTACCTTGTAAGGCGTGACTGTGATTGACTCGTAAGGCGTGAAGTCAGCGATGACCTCTGCACCTTCAGCAGTCTTTCCAATCACTGCGGTTGCTCGTGCTCCCTTCTGCTTCGGGATAGACGCTGTCGCTCCAACCTTAATGAAGAAGTCGGCCAGTAGAGGCTTCAATGCCAAGTTAGGCATCGTAAGCTCTACGACCCTCTTCGCTAGTGCTGGAAAGAACAGTGCCCCAGTGTTAACTATCGGAAATTGCTCTCTAGACATTGCCATGTTGTCTCACTTGTTTAGAAGAGTAGGACTTGTATCGGAGCTGGTGTTCCTGCGCCGTTTACAGTTTGGAGCGCAATCATTCTGGATGGCATTGTGGCCTGAACTCCAGTCTTATTGACGTATCCATTGTGTAAAGCTGTAGCGGAGGGGAACAACAGGTCTCCTGCTGTGACGGCAACATCACATGTAACAGTCACGATACCTCTACAGATGACATCGATTGCACTCGAAAGCTGCCCAGATGTCTGAGCAACTCCAAGGACAAACTCTGTTCCGAGAAGTGTGACCTTACAGGTGAAGTCAGCATCGACTGCAAGAGTTAGCACTGCTCCTATGTATACAAGAGTTCCTGATGCGTTGGCTTCGGCATTGAACGTCAGCATGAAGCTGTCGTTGTGGAAGGGTGCGCCCTCAAGTGCGCCTGGAATCGAACTCCCGTGTAAAGCCATTTTTTATCGCTTAACCTGAGAGTAGACCCAGACTCTTGAACTTGTCGGAAGCTCCGATAATCTCCTTCCAGTAGGGTGGGAAGGCTTCGCCAGTGATAGCACCGACTGGAGATTTCTCTTCAGCGACTTCACCGACATTGCCCTTGCCAGTTGGTGCGACAGTAGCAGAGGCTTCCCTCTGTTTCTTGGCATCACCAAGCTTGCTCTTTACCTCTTGGAGACGAGACTTTAGCTCTTCCAACTTCTTGCGCTTCGCTTCCTCTTCCTCTTTCTTCTTCTTTACCTCTTCCTCAGAAAGTCTCGGAGGAGCCACAACAGCAGTCGCCTTCTTCGCGTCGATGGCCCTTCTCAACGCAACCCTTTGTGCGACGAGTGCAGCCCTCTTGCGAGCGAGGTCTTGCTGTTCTAGCTTCACATTGACTTCCTTCATGATTGACATTATGCCGTCTAGTTTCGATTCGAGAGAACCGATTGATTTTACGATTTGGTCATAAGAGAGGGACTTACCCTCGCTTATCTCACCAGATGCGGCGGCTGTGGACATATTAGAATTTTGTAGTCTGAGTAAACCTCACCTTAATCAAGCCAATACTCATAGATAGGTCTGATGTCATAGGTATAGTTAGTATAGGTAGCGTGGGTTATATAAAGATACCGCTAAAAATTGTGCTCAGTTGCTTTAAACGTCTTCTGCTTCCTCGTCCTGAGCCAAGTCCATCTGATTGTGAGATTCCCAAGGTTTATTGTGCAACTTGCACCATCCATACTCAGGGTCGAAGTCCTCGACCTTTTCTATGGCTCCCCAACTAGCAGGGTCTTCTGCATCCCATCCATGAACTTCAAGCGTATGTGCTTTGAAGGCTTCATCGTCTGGTGTGTGAAAATCACAATCAGGACAATAGACTTCTGCAACCTCGTCCTCATATCTCGGTTCTGCCTCTTCGGGCCAATGGTATCCGCAGTTGACGCACATGATGTCTTCTCCAGCCTCGACTCCTGTAGCCTCACCGCAACTAGGACATGTCTCGCCGATGCCAGCAAAGGTTGTTTCCTCTGTCAGAGCGTCTGGCTCTTCTGAGCCAGGGTAAAGTTTCTCCTTAAGTGCCTGTAACTCTCCCTGCTCATACGGAGTAAGTTTGTCCTTCTGAGAAAGCTCTCTTATTCTGTTATAGTCATACTCGACAGTGCGAGCCTCGCCCTTTCGAGTTCCTTTCTTTTCGACCAAAGGGAAGTTCTCAAGGGCTTCATCCCCACCCTTTGTCTCTCCAGCAGCCTCTTCCATAGCCATTTCAGCCCTTTTTACGACCAATGCAGCCACTGCGAGAGTGGTTCCAACCACTGTTTCAGCAGCCGCTAAGAGGGCTGGTATAGGGTCTCGTTGAGCCTTTTTGACCACTTTAGCAGGCTTTGGTGCCTCTTTAGGTATGAATCTCTTAGTCAACGCCCTGTCTAAACTAGCTTTGAAGCCAAAAGGAGTGACTTCAGCCTGGTCATAAGCAGGGATGGCGACCATCGACTGCTCCAAAACCACTGGTTTCCTGATAAGCATCTCCATACTTCCGCACCTTGGGCATGGTTCCTCGATGTTTGTAAGGGCTGCTTCCTCTTCAGACTTGCCCAATTTGGAGAAACAGTTGTCACAAAGGCTGCCTGGAACAGCAATTTGGATGCTATTGTTCTTCACATAACCTAGAAGTATCTTCTGAATGAGGCTATCGTCGCAAGTTTCACCCTTCCACATGACTCGTGTGTGTCCATCATTCGCTTCAACCCACGCATCCTCGACCTTTCCTATGATAGCATCCACGTTTTCAATGTCGTGGTTCTTCATAAGGGGTGCTCCTTTCAGTTGGTCGGCGATACCCTGAAGGTCTTCCTTGGCTATTCGCCACTTGTTTCGGTTCTGAGAATCATCAATCGCCATCCCACCCAAGTTTAGGATGTGCGGAAACTTGCCCGTCTTCTTATAGTTGGCGATTAGCTCGGTATATTCTCTTGCCGTGATGAGTGGCGCAATACCAGAGCTATACTTTAGCTGAAGACCCTTCCTATCTGAAGACATACAGATAGAAGTAGGGGCTTCCTCTATTTAAAGGTGACGTTGAAACGCTTTGAACTCTGCGACCCGTGCCATCAGACACTCGGTGCTCCAGTCTTCGTGATAAACAAAGCCGCAGCCAGGGCAGATAGACCACGCAGGGTCAGTCGAGTCGAGCGTAAAGCTACTTCGGCAATTCAAACATTTATCGAGCGAGACCATGTGGGCACACACCATTGTTCCTTTGTTTCGCCATATTACAGCAAAAGCACTCAACAACAATCTCATAATCTGTTGGGTAATTGTGTCTCTTTAACCATAAGTAAAACGTGTATCCAGACATGTGACGACCACCTAATTCTTTTCTTTGTTTGTTACCATCGTTGTTCGGATGACTAAGAGTCAGAAACCACCATAGATTTTCACCGCAGCATACGCATTTACCACCATAATGCGTCAGAACTTCTTTCTCAACGTTTATTATCCAGTCTTTAGCAAGTATTCTTCTCTCTTCCTTGTGGTCTTCTCTATACTTTTTATGATACTCTGCTATCCTAGCTTTGTTGGCAAGATAATATTCGTGGCTTCTCTTTTTGATTCTCCCTATGTTTTGAGCATGATAGTCTGTGACTTTGTTCGTGCAGCACTCTTTACAAATGTAAATATAATCTCTTTGACAAGATTTGAACCAATTAGTCTCGTTCAGTTCGGTGCCGCACTTGATACAGATTCTTCTCATGCGTTAGTATACTAAGTATGACTATTTAAGTCTTTAGACACCGATTCAGGTTCACTGGCAACCAACACCACGTCTTTGCCTTGTGCGTCTATAAGGTAGAGTTGGGCCTTCCTCTCCCAAAGATACTGTCGAGCGAACTCGGCAGGAAGAGCCACCCTTATCTCGCCATCCTTTACAACGGCCTTGGCCTCGAACTTTCTAGGCGATGTAGATTCTAAAGTGGCGAGCTTCTCCCTGGTTATAGCAAAGTCATTCACGTCTATCTCGTAGACGTAGACCTTGGTGCCCCACGCTTCTGGCTTGACCAAGCTACCAAGAGGTAACTCTATTGTTGTGGCCATTGTTCTTCACCCTTCTAGTAGGTTTCGCCCCACCTAAAAGGATTATGGGACGTGGTTCTGTCCACCATGCGCCGCAGTCTAGACAGGTGCTGAAGATCGGA